GGGGAATTAATCTCATGTGTAGGGATATATCAATGTCAGAATTTTATAAACCTTTAAATGAAGGATTAACAATAAAAGAAAGTGGAATACACGGAATTGGGATATTTGCTACGAATGATATACCAAAAGGAACTAGATTGGGATTATCTCATATGCTTGTTGATACAGAAATATTCCGAACACCATTAGGTGGTTTTTATAATCATTCCATGTCACCAAATACAAAAAAGACACAAGAAGGACATAAATGGTTTCTTGATGTTATTGAAGATATCAAAATTGGTGATGAAATACTTGTTACCTATACTTTATATAAAGTCGAAGATATTAATAAACTTTCTATTATAAGTCAATTTATGCAAGAGGATTAAATTTAGACATTATTGTTATAAATAGACATAGGAGTTCTGCAACAACATGGCAAACTATACAACATTTATAAAGGGTGGACATACTGATTCACAAGCGACTAATGAATCAACTCGTAGTGCAAAGATTTATAAAGATTTAAATCTGTTTTTTCAAAAAAATAGTTCTGATAAAGATATAAATAAAGTCACAGATGTTCAAGCAGTTAAAAGGTCAATTCGCAATCTTGTATTAACTAATCATTATGAAAGACCTTTTCACCCAGAAATTGGTTCTAACATATTAGGAACATTATTTGAACCAATGACACCATCAAGTGCAATATTATTAACCAAACAAATAGAAGAAGTAATACAAAACTTTGAACCCAGAGCAAGATTAACTGGTGTTAGAGCATTAGAAGATTTAGATAGAAACGCATATAATTGTACTGTAGAATTTTATGTTGTTAATGCACCAACCGAATTAGAAACTTTAGATTTAATGTTAGAGAGAATAAGATAAAATGGCTACAAACGATAAAAGATTAACGGTAACAGAATTTGATTTTGATGAGGTCAAAGCAAATTTAAAAACCTTTTTAAAAGCACAAAACGAATTTACGGATTATGATTTTGAGGGTTCTGGTATGTCAGTCCTGTTAGATTTGTTGGCATATAATACTCACTATCTCGGATTTAATATGAATATGTTAGCAAATGAAATGTTTCTTGATAGTGCTTCTCTTCGTTCAAGTATAGTTTCTCATGCAAAAATGTTGGGATATACACCATCATCTGTTTCAGCACCTATTGCAACAATAGATGTTACTTTAAATAATAGTGGACTTTCAAGTGCGACAATAAGTGCTGGCACAAAATTTTCTACAAGTGTAAATAATACAACATATAATTTTGTAACTGTATCTGATATAACTACACTATCAACTGATGGAATATTAAGATTTAATGATTTAAAAATTTATGAAGGTACTTATGTAAATACAAAATATATTGTTGATACAGCTAATGTTGACCAAAGATTTGTTATAACAAGTAATTTAGTAGATACAGATACTCTTACGGTTAAAGTTCAAACTTCTGCAACAGATACAACTACATCTACATATACACGAGCAACAGATATTACATCAGTAAGTGATACTGCAACTAATTATTTTCTAAAAGAAGTAGAAGATGGAAAATTTGAAGTTTACTTTGGCGATGGTGTAATCGGTAAAGCACTATCAAATGGAAATGTTGTTATACTTTCATATGTTGTAACAAACACAAATGAAGCAAATGGTGCTTCATCATTTAGTAATACTGGTGCTATTAGTGGAGTAACTGATGTAACAGTTACAACTGTATCAAATGCAAATGGTGGTGGAGATGCAGAAAGTCTTGCATCAATAAAATATAATGCACCACTTGATTATTCCTCACAAGGTCGTGCTGTAACGGCAGAAGATTACAAACTTCATGTAAAGACACTATTCCCTAATGCACAAGCAATTCAATGTTGGGGTGGAGAAGAAGGAAGTGATGTTGATTCAACTGCTGTATATGGTAAGATTTATATTACAATTAAACAGATAAGTGGAGATAACTTAACTACTACGCAAAAGACCGATATAGAAAATGGATTAAAAACTTATAAAGTTGCATCTACAACTCCAGTAGTTATCGACCCAATTATAACATCTCTTTTTCTTACAACGAATTTTAAATATGATTCTACTGCAACAACAAAATCATTAGACACATTAAAATCAGATATAACTACTACACTTACTAATTATAATACAAATACATTAACAAAATTTAATGGTGTGTTTAGACATTCAGAAGTTACAGGACTTATAGATAATACACATCCATCTGTTTTATCGAATATAACAACAATTAAAATTGCACAAAAATTTACACCAATATTATCTGCTGCAACAAATTATGTAGTTTATTTTAATAACAAATTATATAATCCACATAGTGAACACAATAAAAGTGGTGGTGGTATTTTAACTTCTACTGGATTTAAAATTTCTGGAGATACAACAAATGAATATTTCTTTGATGATGATGGTGCTGGAAATGTAAGAAGATATTATTTTGTAGGAACAACTAGAACTTATAGTGATAATGAAGCAGGAACAATAGATTACGATACTGGTAAAGTTAGTATTAATTCTGTTAATATTACAACTGTAAGTAATGTTGATAATGTAACAAGTACACAAATAAGATTAGTTGTACTTCCAAATTCATATGATATTGTTTCAGTAAGAAATAATTTACTTGAAATTGATTTTGCAAATTCAACAATCAATGGTGGGATTGATAGTATTGCATCTGGTAGTTCTGCTGCTGGAAGTACATATTCAACTACATCTTCATATAGTTAATAAATGAAATGGGAAAAAATGAATCTACTTTAAAAACAAAAGTTTCTCCTCTTATAGAAGGACAGTCGCCTGATTTCGTTCAAGCAGACCATGCTGTATTCATAAAATTTGTAAGAGATTATTATAAATTTTTAGAAGCAGGTGAATTAATTTTAAGTGGAACTATTAATAATCTTGCTCAAGAAACAGATAGTAGTAATTATATTTTAGCTGAAACTGGTGATAGAATAGTAGATGAAGCTTCAACTATTGTTTTTACATCAGGAGAAACAATTACAGGTGGAACTAGTAAAGCAACTGCAACTGTTTTAGTAAGTGATATAAGTGATGGAACAAAAAGATTATTTATTTCTGCACAACAAAAATTTAAAACTGGTGAAACGATTACAGGTGGAACATCTGGTTCTCAAGGAACAATTGTTCAGTATCGTGGAAATCCAGTACAAAACATTCAACAACTTTTAGAATACGCAGATTCAGATAATACGATATATGATTTTCTTGATAACATGAGAGATTCTTTCATGAAATCTATTCCTTATAATCTTGCTGATGATGTTGATAAAAGAAAATTAATTCAAAACATAAAACAATTATATAAAGCAAAAGGTACAACAAGAGGACATCAACTCTTAATGCGTTTATTATTTGATGAAAATTCGGAAGTAAATTATCCTAGTGAAAAAATGTTGAGAGTTTCTGATAGTGGATGGTTAGTAAAAGATATTTTACGTGTAACTATTTCTAGTACAGTTGAGTCAAGTGAATTTGAAGGACAAAAAATAACTGGTGTTGAATCAGAAGCAACATCAATTGTAGAAACTACACAAACTCTCGTTGAGGGTGGTGTTACATTTTCAGAATTTGATTTAGATAATGACCAAACTGTAGGAACATTTACAATTGGAGAACAAGTTACTGCGATTTCAAATTCAACCGATTTAATAATTAGAGCAACAGTAAAATCAATTGTAACTGGTGGTACGATATCTGATAGAGGAAGTTATTATACAGACGACCAAACTGTTCATATACCAACAGGAAATTCTGCTGGAAATGGTGAAGCAACTGCGAAGGTTGACGCAATATCTTTAGGAGAAGTTGACGGATTTATAGTTGATGATGCTGGAACTGGATATGTAGTTGGGGACGCACTTGTTTTTAATAATACAGGAGCAGGTGGTTCTAATGTTGCTGCTGAGGTTGGTGTAGTTGGTGGTGGATTTACACCAGAAGATGGCACAGTCGCACAATTAAAAATGAAAGCAGATGACCATATTGTTCTTGAGCCTTATACACTTGTTACAGATTCTAAGAGTGGAGATAAGATTGTTATTGAAACAGGAACATTTGCAAATTTAAGTGTATCATCTCAATCTGGTGAGATTACAGATATTCGTATTACCAATCCAGGCAACAGTTATTCATTACTTCCAAAAGTTTCATCTATTACTTCATCTGCTGGGTCTAGTGGTAAAGTAAGACCTTTTTCAAATAGTATTGGACAAGCACAAGATGTAAAAATAACAAATTTTGGATTA